GAAACCTACTTGGTCTAGTCGAATAGCATCAAAGGATGATTCAACTACATATACTGTACCAGATGATTTGATTCTGTGCAGGTTAAATAATATCTTACCCTTTGGCAATCCTGGTGTGTTTTTAAAATCTTTACCCTCAATAGTTCTTGCAACAAACCCAAGACACATTCCATCTGGTGAATGCATTGGTATAGTTATTGAGTCTTGTTTTTCTGAATAGCCAAGTGAAAACTTTGTAAATGAAGAACTGTTAATCTTTCTATACTTAAGATAGTTTTTAGGTTTTTCTTCTGCAAGCAGTTGATTGTGTAAACGCTTTAATATTAATTCATCATATGGAACAAACTCTGGTGGTGCAACTAAAGTTTTATTAACTAACTTTTCAATGTCATGCTCTGTCTCTTTGCTTTTAATATAACGCACTGCTTCAAAGTATGTTCGTCCAGACATATGCATTATAAACTCTTCTAGATTTTTTGTTGTTTGGCAACCAAAGCAAAAAAACAAACCACTATCTTTTGCAACTTCACCCGCAGGAGTTCTGTTATTGTTGTGGTATGGACAAAAAATTATAAAGTCATTACCAAACTCGGCTTCAATGTCAACACCAGAACCAACAAGAACACGCTTAATTTGTTCTTGTGTATATATATTACTTGTCTTCATAGTCTTTATACCTGTAGTAACCCTTGTCAAAATCTACTTGAACTAAGAAATCTCCCATAAAACCATTACGGTTCTTTCTAAATACACATTCAATAATATCACTATTAGTTGCACGACCAAGGGCCATAACCCAATCAGCATCATAAGCAATCTGTCTAGACCAAGCAGTTTGTCCAAGCGTTGGAGGGCTTGATAAATCTTTTACATCATCTGGTGTAGCAGATGAGATAGCAATGATAGGTACTTCTTCACTAATAGACATTAGTTTAAGTTCTCGTGAAAGGTTCTTCATTCGTACCGTTTCAGAGTCAGCCTTTTGGTTTGGAGACATAAGTTGTAGGTAATCAACAACCACAAAGTCTGGACGGTACTGATCAATCTTTCCACGAATAACAGAAGGAGTTACTTCTCCACCACTATCATTTGAGATAATATGAAACTCTGGACGACCTTCAACTTTGTTGTGATGCCATTTCTTAAGCATGTCAATCTCAACTTCGCCATTAGATAACTTTCTATGTGACCATAGACCTTCACCCATAATTGCAAAAATACGATTACGGACTTCTGTTTCAGACATTTCAAGAGAAATAATTAATGGTGACTTACCTTGCTTCCATGCTTGAACTGCAAAGTATAAAGCCATCCAAGACTTACCAATTCCTGGATAGGCAAGAAAGACACCCAACTGTCCTGGCATAATTCCAGATGGAAGGTAATTATCAAATCCTGGAAGGTTTGTCTTAATTCCTATTTGACCAGTTTCTTTTTGTTTCTGAACCATTTCATAGTATGCAACTGCAGACTCAAGATCTGTTGCATCAATATCACGAATTGCAGAAGTGTTCTTCTTTAATTCAGATGTTTTTGTGATTAGGTGTTCAAGGGCTTCTCCACCATTACCGCTTTGTACTTCTCCTGCAGCATTACGTAAAATATCTTTTAGGCTATCATTAAGATATTCTGTTTGTAGTTCTGCTAGATGATGCTTTGTTGCTCCAATACCAGGAACAGGTTCAAAGTCTCTAAATTTTTCTGTAACTAAATCTGCTGGTGGTAGACATTGATTATTTTCAGAATATAAACGAATAAAGTTCCATACGTCATTGTGCGTTCTTAGTAATGTCTCAACATTTGCTTGAAGTAATACGTGAATTTGTTTATCTTGTAATACCGCAGACATTAACTTTGCTTCTGTATTATTCACTTAACCACTCCTTTGCTAACTTCCTACGCTCTTCACGTTCTTTTTTGTCTTGCTCTACTTCTGCTTTTCCATTAATAATCTTTTCTGCATTATATGCAAAATAATTCCAAGATGGATCCTGTGCAATACTAAAATAATATTCAAGTATGTCATAGCACTGAGCAATACCATATGACTCTACAAGGGCATCAGCAGCCCACTGCTCAACGTTTAGATTCATATTAGACTTCTGCTCATACCTCTGCAGGTAAAACTTGTTAAACCTACTAAGCAAAGCCATTCGGTCTTTGCGCTCAGCCATTATTCTGAGATTTCAGATTTTGCTTCTTGAATCTTTTCTGTAAGTTTATCTTCTACAAACTTATAGACACGAGCAAAAGCCTCATCTACATTTTCTCCATCACGCTTTGAATCTACAATGCCCAGATCAAGGCGTAGTGACTGAAAATTTCCTAGATTAAGTGTGTATCCAAGTGTTACAGATACCTTTGTATTATCGTTTTCCATTATCCACCCATTCAATAATTAAATAGATTCACTCCACACTGGAATAAATCGTCCATCTTCTGTCTTCGTATATGTAAGTATACCGTCTCCCATTCGCCTTGTCAACTCTTGGCTTGTAGGAGTCATGTTATTTGTTATTAACTTGTCTTTTCTTGGTTGCCCTATATGTATAGTTGAAAGTATAGCACAAATCTCTTTAACTTGGTCTTCTGAGTAATAGGATCTTATTTGAAATCCAGTTTTTCCATCAAGACTTGATCCAGTTGGTGCAGGAATGACTCCTCGTTTTATTAATCTTGGCATATACTTTCTATGACGATTAACTAACTTAGCAGTCTCTGCAATTGTATAAGCCCTCTTTCTATTTCTTCTAAAGTCAGAACGTAAACAACTTTCTAATCTATCTTTGTTAATATTATAAACAGTTACCATTCCTGTTGATCTAGAACTATGATGAAGTCTTACTAAGTCTCCATTAAGGAACCATATCTTTTTACCGCCAGAGATTACAGGTTCGCTATTATATGCTTCGCTCTGAATTTTTCCTTTTGCAGTAACCATTTTCCCTCCACAGATTCGCTAGGTGGATGATAAAATTTTCTATTCCCACACTTTACACAATATGTTTCTAGGTGATCTATGTTTGAATGTATTCTGTCTACAAACATTTTTCCTTCACATCTTTTACATGTCATATTAGTTTGGTATACCAATTGCAATTAGGTTTATGCCAATAGTTGCTGTTCCAGATACACCATATTTTATTGTAAAATTAGCCTGAGTTGTAGTTACAGAAGTAAGTACTACTGTTGTATTGGTCCCAGCAGTTGTTCCATTTGCATTGACAATAGACAAAGTTACAATTGGTGGAAATTTAAAGTTAGAATAGTCAATAGAGTGAGATCTTTCTTGTCCTGCTGTAACAGTTTCAGAGTTTGCAATTAATTTAAATTTTCCAATAAGTTTTGTATTAGAAGTTTTTAAACTTTGTGTGGGTGCTCCAACTACATCAACATCAGTATAAGTATAGGTTGCATCAGAAACCTGTGTTGATAGACTGTTTAAAGCATCGACTACCTGATAGATGTATGTTACATCAAGCGGTTGTCCTCTTTCTGGTAGTGGTACTTTTGCCATTTTATTCCTCCTATTAGATTATACCAAAGACACTGTGCCAGAGTCAAAGATAGTTAGTGCTGTTTTAATTTCTTTTTTTGATGAAACAATTTGAACTTTTACTCTGACAGATGTAGTCCCAGTTTTTAAAAATGAGTATGAATGTTCTTTTGATTTTCCTTTATAAACAAAATTGCCTGAATCAAACTTAACAAAGATATCATATTCTGGAAAATCATTTTCATCTCCCCATACAGCCGTAATAACGTTTCCTGTTTTAGAGACTGCACCAGTTGTTGCAATAACATTCTTGCCGTCAGAGTTATATATTGGAGACCAGTGTGAAGTTCTGTTTCTATCTTCAGATATAATTCTATAACGAATGTTATACTTTTCTGTATCGTGATCAATTGGTGGCAAAGAAGACTTTAAAATTCTAAGTTTTTTAATATTAGCATCAGCCATTATGTTACCCCAATAGAAAATCTAAATTCAATATAGTTATTTGTATTAGGAGATTTTACAACAGTTGAGGCACTATCATTTTTAATGACAGAATATCCTGTTAAACCGTAAAGTGGGTTTATTGTTGCTATGTTTTCAAGTCTCATTGCATCAAGGGCTATATAGTAGTCAGAAACTGGAAACAATCCACCGCTTACTGAAGAGTCAAATATACTGCAATAAATTTTTACAACAGTAACTGCATTCCAGGTAAAGTTTTGACTTTTGTACAACTCTTGTAGTTGTTTTGAAACAACAAAATATCTATTAGTTGCAAAATCATAACCGTCAACTCCATCTTGAATGTCAACTTCAAACCTAGCATATGTTGATGGATTTGCTTCATCCGTTCCTGCAAAGTCAACAAGAATTCTTATTGTATCTGGAACAGATGCAGACTCTCCATCTTTATTTATTAAAGAAAAAGCAAGCCTTAGTTCATCTCTTGGGGAATTTTGTGTAAAGTCAACATCTGGAGATGCTAAGTGTATGTGATTTCCAGAATCAATAACAATATGATCAACGCCTCCAGAGCCACCACCATCTAAACTTAAGTCTGAATCATTTCCTTTAATAAATATTGAATTATTTAAAAACCTTGGTCGTTCATATCTGTTTGCACGTTCTAGATTATAAAAAATAGAATTATCTGCATTAGTTTGAAACACACCATTTTCTGTTCCTGGTGCATTAATAATATCATCATCGTCTGAATCAAGTGGTACAGAAACTAGTGGAATTGCTATTGAAGAACTGGACGTATGGTATTCCCAATTTTCTCCCTGTGTAAATGCAAAAACTGTTTTACTGTCTTGTGTTCCTGCTGATGGGTTAGATCCTGCTGAGTATAGGCCTACCTCTGTTATTTCATATCTTTCTTCTGTAGGTAGTTCTGCGGTAAGTACAATCTTATCAATACCGTTTTCGTTTACAAAGCCTCTTGAAGAAATTGGAACTCTACACATCTCAAAGTCAAGGTTTTCTTTTAGTGCAAAGTTATCAGCAACATCTTCTGTTTGAAGCGGGATAGGACCACAGCCAACGGCTAAGTATGAGGCATAGGCTGGTGCCTGACCAAGCATATATTTTCCAATAATGCCTTTACCTTTATCAGTTATCATGATGTAGTTTCTCCAAAGTTTGCTATATATATTGTACCATTTAAGGATATTTCGACCTCAAATAACTCATCTTTGTTAATGTTGACTCCCTCAATGATTAAGTCTCCAGTAGCCTGCTCAATGTATACGTTTGAGCCATTTGGCCCATTGCCTACTAATGGAACCTTTTCTTCAAACTTTATAGAAAAATTATTAAAATATCTTTCTGATGTAGCCTGTAGCCTTAAAATGTTATTAGGATTATACATCTGCTGGATTAGTCCCAGATTTTTAATTGGTGTGTAGGATACTTGCTGACCATTAATAATATCGTTTCTAGCAATATTGATTAATTCATGGCCCCCAATATCTTCAAATATAAGATCAGTCATTATCTCGATAGACATTGAATTATCATCAAACAAGACGGTATCTATTGGTGCTGTTTTTACTGGATCTTTTGGTATCGTTCTTACGGTAGCAGATGTATCTGGAGTTGTTGGAGTAGAGTATGGAACTACATTGCTTGCAGTAGAATAACCATTTGGACTAACGACTGGTCTACCTGCCGTATAATCACTCAGAGCATTCCCACTATCCCAATAAGGATCTGAAACCGACATTGAAGCATAAAGATTTTTTTGATTTTGATCATATTTTGCTCGCTCTGATGCTGGAACATTAACATTTCCACCACGGGCTCCAAGTTGGTTAAATGAGTCTCTGTATCTCATTGCGTCAACCTTTTCATCCCAAGTTAACACTTTTCCTCCACTAGAAAAAGACATCCTGTACCTCATTTCTATTTATATAAATTTTCATTTATACCTCACTTAAATAAACTGTCATATTTGGTCCAGATTCAGACCTAGAATACTCTATATTATAAATAACAAACCTTGAAAGACTAGATGTAATTAAATCAAGACCTGATAAATCCTTATAGTTTACAGTTACTATGTCTCCAAGTTGTAAGGTTGGTATGCTAAATATATTAATTCCAATAGATTTTTTTGGAACCATAACTTTATTTATTATCCATTTTAACATGGCTTCTGCATCATCTTGTGTCTGAATGTATGGACTATCAATGCTAAACTCATTTTTTCCATATGTCAT